TTTGCAGGTTTTACTTTAAAATATTCTGCATATTCTTTAGGAAATTGCTCTTTAAGCTGTTCTTCTTTATCTTTTACTCTGTAAATAACTGTATTAGGGTCGCCTATAAGTTTTAATTCTACTAAATCAACCCCATTATCTGATTTATAAAAATTTGCTCTTAAATTAGATTGTGTAGCCATTTATATCTCTCCTAATATTAGGGAGAGAAGCAAAACCTCTCTCCCTTTTGTTATTAACCTGCAAATTGGCAAGCTATTATTTTTGCTGATGCGTCTATTGCAAATGCACATACAGGCGAAGTTGCCGCCGCAGTTACATCTAAAGTTCCATCACCAGCACCTGTTGGAGTTAATGGATCACCATCAGCTCCTGCTGTTAAAGCGATAGATAAAGTAGCTGTTCCACCTATCTGTACCCAACAATATTGTCCGTCTGTTGGAGCAGATTGTAAAACACCACCACCTACCTCATTAGAGTCAGATAAATCGCTAGTTACTACATTTACTGCACCAGCAGAAGCACCAGATGGTGCGTAGTAATAAGCAACTTGTCCACTTACTGCTGCAACACTTCCTGCACCAGTATCATATTGGACATATTTAAAAGTATTTCCAGATACATCTATGCCTTTTTGACCAAGTGCAAATGTAGCAGTATCACTTACTTCTGTTACGTCCATTCCAGTAATATAAGCCATAATAATTTACTCCTTTACTATGCTTGTATGATGCCTTGTCTTGCTCTGTTTGAAACAGTCATATTTCCTGCCCAAACTACTGGCAATACCATTGCATCTTGGTTAACAGATGCCTTTTCCCCTAGTGGAGTAAACTCTCTGCCACTTGCAGGTCTAAGGAATAAATAGTCCGTATTAAGCATATACATTTTGCTTGCTGGACATTGATCGTCATAATACACAGGTGCGTCCATGAACATTAAGTTCATAAACCCAGCACTTGCTTTATCATCACTTGTAAACCTTTGGTTTGTTTGTAATGATGCCCAATAATATTGGAAATAAGTGCTGTCTGCTACAATGCAATCTGGTTTATCTGCACCTCTAATTGTTGCCAACCAAAGTGTGTTCATAGCAGTTTGTATTGTAGTAGCACTAGGTGTAACACTTTCTGTACTAAAATCGTAAACTTGATTTTGCCAGAAAGAATAAGTTGTTGAGTTAATTCCACCAACTGTGTTTCCTACTGTGCCAGGAACTAGAAGTTGTAAACCTCCTAATTCTTTACCACTTGTGCCTGTTCCGTCTGCATATAACGCAGTAGCCATTGTGTTCTTTAATGACTTTTCAAGATTTTTAACTCTTGATTTTAAAAGATTAAACACAGCTTCTTTTCCTGAATTTTCAACTTGTTCTAATCCAGAAATAACAACATTTCCAGCTAACTGTTTATAATTAAACTCGGCTGCTGTAAATACGTTACTTGTTGATGTGTCTAATACTTCGTAACCGCTATACCATTTTGTAGTGCTATTTGTTGCATATTCAAGTTCTTGCACAATAGTTCTACCACCAGCGACTACTTTATTGCCTTTCTCCTGTATTGAGCGAAGTAAAGCATTGTTATTAGTGATGTTATCTGCCATCGTTCTGCTGTAATTAGCGAGAGTGGTAGTAACAATCTCTGTATAAGTGCTATTTGGCGATGCCATAATATCCTCCTATAATTTGTTATTACCCCACAAAAACATTACCGAGTTATCCCTGCTCCCTCAATATTTGTCATCAACAAACTATCCAAATCGGAAGTTTTTACAGAACCTCTAGGTGGATTTGCAGAGGTTTTCGGCTTTACCTTACGAGCTTTTTCTACCGCAAGTTTACGCTTTTTTTCTTCCTCTTTTTTTGCTTGAGCTCTTTGGGTTTTTAAGGTTTCTTCATACAAATCATCATCTAATCTTAATGCTTTATTGTATGCTTCTTCCATATTTTTAGCTTCTCCTGCATCTATTAAATTACCCATTTTCACACGCAATTTATCAAAATGTGGGTGCTTTAAATTCCCATTAGCATCTTTAGTTTCAGCAAATACCTGTATTTGGTTTTCTGTCTCATTTCTCGCTGTTTGAAAATTATATTGCTTAAATTGATTGAGTTCACCTTGTACTTCTTGTAGTTGTTTTTGTAATTGGGCGTATTGTGGGTCTGGATCATTCCAGTCCTCACTCTCATTTAACGACTCCAGATTAATTCCATATCCTTGTGCAAGTTGTCGAAGTGCCATTTTAGGGTTAGCTCTGAGGGCTTGGTCTGCTCCTAGCAATCGAGAAATATACTCTGCTTCTGAAATTCCTGTTGCTTGAATTGCTTGTTTAGCTGGCTCTATAACCTTTTGTAATGCTTCTAAATCTTTACGTTGGGCGGCTAAATCTTGTGTCTTTCTTGTGTAATCTGCTGTCATCTCTTTTTCTCTTTTTAGCAATCTTTCTTTTGCATTATGAGGTAGAGAATCAAACATTTCACGATCTTCAGAATTCCAATTTTCTGGAGCAGACAAAGATGTATCTTGCGATTCCTCTGTTTCTTCTGCTTCTTCTATTGTTTCTTCTGAAGTTGAAACTTCTTCATCAGGTGTTTCTTCTTCCTCGCCAGTAGCTTTCTGGTCAAGTTCTTCCGAACCTTCTGCTTCCGTTTCGGTTTCTTTTTTAGGTATATCTGGTAAAGACGATGTTTGTGTTTCTTCTTTTGAAGGAACTGGATCACCTTCACCTTTGTCTAAAACTTCTCCAATACTACCCTCTAATATTGCGTCAAGAGTAGTTGCTTCCGTAGCTGATTCCTGTACTTCAGGAGTGCTTTCTTCTGCCATAGTTTGCTCCTTTTCTAGCATTATTGACCCCAATTTTCAGGTTTTGCACTATTCGTCTGTGCTTTTCCTGCCCAATCGTTGCCTATTTGTTTTACACCATGTCGGCTTTCATGTGCCCTTAACTGAGATCGGCTACCTATAACTGATCTGTCTATTGGACTCACAAACTCTTGTATATCAGACATAACTTGATATGATTTTCCACTATATTTTTTCTTTTTTTTAGGAATCTCAGTATTTCCCCATTCTATGTCATCATAATTTTTTCTGTAACTCATTGCAATTTCTCTGCTACTTTTAAATCAGCTTCCATTAAAGCTAATCTTTCTTTTGCTTCTGTGCGTTCTCTTGATTGCTGTTCTTCACTTGCTATTTTTGTTAATGCAGCTCTTTCTTTAGATTGTATATCTGCCATTTTACCTTGTTGTTTCATTTGCTCTTTCATTAGTTCTGCTTGTACTTTTTCTTTTGTCATCATTTCTTCTGGCGAAGGTTGTGGCGGAGCTTGCATTGCTTGCTGTGCTTGTTGTGTTATTTGTTGTTCTGTCATATCTATTGTATCTTCAAAATCTCTACCTACTTTCCAAGCTCCAACTAAAAATCGTAAAGATTGAAAAGCAATAGGTGTTAATAACGGATTAGCTGTAGCAATCTGTACTGCTCTTTCCAAATAACTTCCCATAGTATTTAAAAATTCTATACGAGTACGTTTTTCTTCTTCTTCGTCCATAAAAACAGTAGAGTCTGTTTCTACATCTATAGAATAACTACGCAATTTATCATCTCGCATAATTTGTATCATTTCAGGCATTACTTGCAATCCTGTAATATTTTGCAATATTTCAGGTTCGTAATGTTCTGCTACTATTTCCGCTTTTATTCTAAATAAATCACGAATATATGTTTCTATATCTTCTTGCCTTTTACGCATACGCATACTGCCAAAACGAGCTTTTAATTGTTGAGCAGTAGCAGTTTCACTAGCTTTTGTAGACCCTCTAATTAAATCGGATATACCTGTTACTTCGTATATTGTTTCTAATATTTGTTGTCTTTGTGTGTATAATCCCTGTAAAACTGTGCTTATTGGTGTAATATCTTCTTGTTGAAAAACCGCAGCTAACCCTCCTTTTTGTGCTAATTGCGTAAAATTTTCACTAGGAACAAAATCATTATCACCTGCTTCTGCTAAATGTGATAATTCTGGTACAGAAGCATCATATACTCCACGTCTTTTTAATCCTTCAATTAAATTAGCAATACGAGTTGTAACACGATCTAATTCATCAGCTTGGTCTTGATATAATGTGTATTCTGGTATTGGCACATTTGTATCATTAGTGCGTACTGCAACAAGGGGAGTAGGTGTAGGAAAAAAATGTTCTAATCCATAAGGATCGTCTGTTTCCATTAAAATTTTTGGGTAACCTTTTGATACATAATATCTTTTTAATTTTGTTTTATCCCAGATTTCCCATATTTCTGCTCTTTTAAAAACTTCATCATAATCTTCTTCTTCGCTATCTGGACTCCAATTTAACGGAATATCATAAGCGTCATCAAATCCTCTTTCGTCTAATTCATCTCTTGTCCATAAATGTCTACGAGCTTTCCATGATACATCTTCTGGTCTTTTTGCAACATTTTCTCTGTAATCTTCCCAATGCACATATTCAAAATAACAACGTTGTTCTGCCACTCTTTCTTCTTCTACTTCTGTAATAACAACTTCACCAAATTCATTAATTGCTTCTGTTTGTACTGTTTCCTTAACAAAAACTGGATCATATACTACCCAAACAACACCACGACCAGGTAATAAATAATCTTCTAATGCTGATTGTACTGTTTTCTTTTCATCATATATATCCATACCATAATCTAAAACTCTTTCTATAACTTTAGATATTTGGCGTGTTATAGGGTTGCCATCTGGAAAACGTCTACGCACATCTGGTTTTGCCATTTTAGCAAATAATGCACCTTTTAAAGTTTCTGTATTGCTCCATAATATATTAAATTTTTTATCATAATCTGTTAGAACATTTACATTGCGTTCATCTCTATAGCGTTCTACTACTTGATGTCCTCGCCTACGCCAATCATCTTCTGCGGCATCTGCGGCATCTAATTCCATTTGCCAATACTTTGATGTTCCTTGCGAAACTTCTATTTCATCTCTTGTTTCGTTTTCTGCCATGTGTTTTTTTCTTTTTGTTTTTTACCAATTTTATTTTTTTTTATACTTTGTCTTGACATTTGATAAAAAGTATAATCCATATTTTTAAAATTGCCATCATATTTTTCAATTTTTTTCATTATATTCTTAATTGTCTTTTCTTTTTTTCTAACTTTAAGTGCATTTGTACCATTTCGTCAAGCGTTGGTTTTTTATTTAAATCATCTAAAGGGTCTTTTTGTTTTGGTTTAGGTTGTATATTTTTGTATGCCATAGCTAAATATCTAAAGCTATCTGATGCGTGTGATGCCCAATTATGCAAAGGTGTTCTTTTAAATACTCGTTTTATATCGTCCCAATCTCTTTGGTAATTTCTTAACGCATTAAGTCCATCTTCGCATTTTTCTTGGTCAAAATAACAATGTTGTAATAATAATCGTACAGCATTTATGCCATCATCAACTTTATGGCTTGGCACAATACGAGGGCGTCTACCCATATTTATTAAAGTTTCTGCCCTCGTCCTCCCTGTTCCTAATTCTCGTACTTTGGCATCATGGGGTAAATAATCATCGCCATAATAACTATAAGGCAATTCTTCCATCATTTTAACATAATGGTCTAATCCAACCCCACCACTTTCATAATAATCAATAACTCGTATTTCTCCCATAGTTACTTGGAAAAACCATAATGCACAACTATCCGATATTCCTAAATCCCATGCCACATGAACTGGCAATGCTTCGTCATATTCTATTTTTGTAATACGACCTTCTTGTTCTGCATCAATAATTAAATTACCATAATACGACCCTTTGATAGCTGCTGCCCAACTACATTCAAACTCTTGCATATATTCATCTTCACCCATTTGTTGCTTTGCTGCTTCTAATTCTTTAGGGTCTACAACTTTTGTTTCTGATGCTTTATAAATAACTCTGTACCAATCTGGATCATGTTTTGCATCTTCATATAATCGCCAAAATTGGTTACGTCCTTTCGGTGTGCCAATAAATATTGCCCATCCTTTTCTATCCACTAAAGCTGGTCTAACAACTTCTGACCATACTCTCGGACTCATATCCGCATATTCATCAAGTATTACGCCATCAAGATAAATACCACGCAACGCATCTGGGTCATCTCCAGCTCCATACAATCGTATTCGACTACCATTAATTAAATCTACTCGTAATTCCGATTGATTTATTTTAGTGCCAGGAATACCTTTTGTATAATATACCAAATAATCCCACGCTACCGCTTTTGCTTGTCGATAATACGGAGCAATGTACGCATAACGTCCATCACTACGTTCTGTTTTTAATTCTAATGCTTTTCGTAATAACTCGGTAACCGCATACACAGACTTTCCCCAACGTCTATGCGATACACAGATTTTAAATCTTTTATTATTCTGATGCAGTTTTGCCTGTAATGGTCTAGGCGTATAAGGTATTGTAATATGCACTACTCAATCCTTTTATTTTCTACTTCCCCTTCAACGACCTTCATTTCCTTCGGTGGGTCTAATGAAAAACTTACACTTATCTGATTAGGTATTCCCTCATGTTCCACCTTCTCTTGAAATCCCCCCTTAGTCTTTGCCAAAAATATAGCCGATATCGTATCGCCATTCATAGCTTTCTTATACAACTGACTACCTATATTCATAGTTAATCGTTCTTTGCCAGTTTCTAATGCGTGTTGAAAATGTTTCCGTAATGTTTTAGCACTACATCCTACTAATTTTGCTATCTGCTCATGGGTTAACCCAAATCCTACTCCCAACGAACATACTTTCTCTTGCTCTGGGGTTGGTTTGAAATTAGGGCGACCACCTAAATCTTTATTCATTTAATAACTCCGCTTTTTTACCTGTAAAATTTTCCCATCTTTTTACTATTACATCACAGTATTTAGGGTCTAGTTCCATAATTCTAGCTTTTCTGTTAAGTTTTTCACAAGCAATTAATGTACTACCAGAGCCACCAAATATATCTAGTATAATATTTTTCATTTTACTGCTGTTTTTTATTGCTCTACTTGATAATTCTACAGGTTTTTGCGTTGGGTGTTTATATTTTGTATCTTTAGAAATTTTCCATAAATCAGATTCATTTTTAATACTTGCATCTATAAAACCATCAAAAAGAATAAATTCGTGTTGATGCCTATAACCTTTACCTAATCCAAAAACATTTTTAGCCCATACAATACAAGCCTTTGGTTTTAATTTCTTTTGTAAAATGCCATAAAAAGCCCAATTACAGCAAATATAATAGGTATTTATATTTAAAATATTTATATTGCTTAATATTGTGTCTATAAAATTGTTAAATTCATTTTCTTCTAAATTATCATTTTTAATTACGTCAAATTTACCACTTCTACCATTAAAAGCTACATTGTAAGGTGGGTCAGTAAATATCATATCTGGTTTTTGTTTTTCTGTTAATTTATCAATATTATCTAACATTGTACTATCACCACACATTAACCTATGATTACCTAGTTGCCATATATCGCCTAACTTAGTAACAGGCTTAATAGGTGGCTCTGGCACTTCATCTTCGTCTGTTAAACCCTCAAACTCTTTTAATAAGTATTTATTTAAATCTAGATCATTAAAACCTAATAAGGATATATCAAAATTATTATCTGATAAATCGCCAATTTCTAAAGATAATATATTTTCGTCCCACCCAGCATTTAACGCTAACTGGTTATCCGCAATGACATACGCCCTTTTCTGTTGCTCCGTTAAATGGCTTAACCTTAAACAAGGCACTTCCTTAATACCCATTTTTTTAGATGCTAACACCCTACCATGCCCTGCTATGATTTCATTATTTTTATCTAACAGCACAGGATTAGTAAACCCAAACTCTTTAATGCTATTTTCTATTTGATTAATTTGCTCTTTGCTATGTGTTCTACTATTGTTTTTATATGCTATTAAATTTTTTGGGCTTATCATTTCTATAGTATGTTCCATACCAAAACCTTTTTGTTTTTTTTTATAATATATTTATATTTAGCACTTCGTCAAGTTACTCACCACAAATCATTGTGATATTGATGGGTGGATTAATGCTTTATCCCCACACCGACCACCACCCCCAATCCGATTTGAAAAAAAATTTTTCAAAACAAAAAAGCTGAAAGTACCTTCTTTCCGCTATTTATACCAATATATAATAAACTAGAACTATAGTTTAGGTTTATTATGCCTATAAACTGATTTAAATGAGGCGTGAGCTATGCCTAGCTCCTATTGGTAGGGTTACCCTATGCCATGTCATTAATAGATATGCCACGTTATTATATGGGGTTCTTTTTTATTAAGAGAGAAACACTTAATAAAAATATCAAACACTTTTTAAACATTAACGCCTTTAACTCATATTATTTAATATATCCGCATTAGATATTGTACTAAATCTATCTATATTTGTATTTTGTATATTGTTATTCGTTGAATTCTCGTTAG